TGGATGTGCTATCCCCACAAACTGGACATGAGTAGTTCCAGAGATAATCTTTCTTTTGTTTGAAGTTTCGCAAGCGACCACCCAGTATTTGAGCGTACTTTGCATCAATGTATAACATAATATCTCCACATAGAGTATAATTATACCCCAAACATTCTTGCAAAGCAAGTTTTATAAAAGATAAAACCACCCGAAGGTGGTTTTATCTGCAACATTATATACTAAAATATTAAGAAACAAAACTAGGTGTGGAATCAATCACTGCACTGGTGATTGCACTACTAATTTTATCAGTATATCCAGGTAAAAAGTAAAGATTAGCATAGTATAAAGCTGTACCAGCTACACCAGAAATTGCTCTATTTGAAGCATCTCCTGCAGGCACTCTAAACGAAACTGTACCTACAACTGCTACAGCAGTTGCTGCTCTTAGAATAATTCCATGTGAAGTTGCAGAAGTAGTAGTAATCATTGATGTTGCCATAGTTAGTACACCACCAGCATACACATCTATTGCGTATGAACCACCACACTCAATTTCACTGTTTCTTATGTTACAAGTACCACCATCAACACCAATTGCTGCTACTCCTGAACCAGAAGTTTCTAGTGAATCAATATTGGCAGTTCCTGCTGCAATGTTAAGACAATGATAATGCCCAGAACCATTATGACTTACTTTAGTATCATTGCAATGTAAGGAAGATCCTGTGCCTGTATTTGTCATGTTAATACCATGGACATTACCATTGGCAGTAATCCAAACATCTTTTAGGTATAATCTTTGTGGATAAGAACCAGAAAATGTTAATACAGAAGTGCCAGAAGAACCAATTAGTTCAATCCCTTGTATAGCAAAGTGGTTTTCTGAGATACTAACATTTGGACCAGTGAATGTTAGATTACCATAAAATATTATAGGAGCATGAGTTCCAGAACTGTTATCACCAACTATAAAAATATGTCCTTTACTAAATGTCACTGCTTCTGCAGAAGCAGAAGTATTTCCACTGACTAATACTATGTAAATTGGATTAGAAGAACTTGCCACTAAAGCAGCAGCAGTGTATGCAGCCTGCAATGTCTTAAATGGAAACTCTCTTGATCCAGTAGCAGTGTAGGTATCTACTCGCTTATAATCAACATACATGTGACTTGTCACAATATCAGATGACTCGTACTCTGCTACTGAAACAAATATACCACCTGCAGTCACACCATCAGAAATACGAAGTTGACCTGTATCCTCATCATAAAACAGTTCACCTTTTTTACCGATATAAGAAGCAGCAGATCTACCACCCATAATATCTGCAAATAATTTTCTTGTCACTGACATAAACCTCTCCTAATTTTTCTTTTTATTTTATAAACTTTATAATTTCGGCTAAATGTCCAATAATGAAACCTACAGTACCTGCACCACCAATTACATACCACTTCCACCGCTCAAGAGCATATACTCGGCTGTTCATCTTTTCTAAATCTTGCACAACATCTCTTTTAATTTCAGCATGTTGATCTTGAGAGATTTGAGCATTGGCTTGCATCTTATGTTCAATGCGTGTTTGCATATCGTCAATCTTGTCAACGATTTCTCTGTTACTTGTAGTAACTCTAGAATGCACCTCTTTAATATCGGATTTCAATTCTTTGACATCCTCTTTTATGGTTTCTACTTGTGCTTCCAATTTGGCGAGTCTTTCTGGCGATTCCATTTATTTTACACTTTCGAAAATATCTTTTTGTATTTTGTACCAGTCAACCCAAGTATCTACTTTAATTTTACATTCATGATATTGTCCATAATTGTCAACCACGACTTTCAACACTTCACTCAACTTCTCAGTAGGTTCAGTCTTCTTCAGGTCAGGGCATGCTTCCAAAAGTTCAGTTGGAACTGCTGGAAAATTTCTTTTAACTGGAACAGACTTTTGAAACATGGCACATCCAGTTAATGATAATATTGTTAGAGCGATTAAGAGTTTTTTCATTTCTTAACTCTCAAAGCAGCATCATTTAAAATATCAACTGTGTCAGCAGTTATCTTACACTGCGAATCAATCAATACTTCAACTGTCTTAATCTTTTCTTGTACAACTATCTGTGTTTCTTTAACAACCTTGACTCTGTCCTTATAGACAGTGACAATCTTTTCATTCACTTCTTTAGATTGCTGTTCAGAGATTGCGACTTTGGATTCTAGTTCAGCAACCTTTGCTCTCCACTCCATCTCAACAGAGTATCCACCTTTGAAGTAGACACCTGCAACTAAAAGTACAATGCTTATCACTTGTATTAGTAAGTGATAAGGTGCAATGGCTGGAAGCCAACGAACTACATAACCAAAGAAAAACGATGCAACGAATCCAACAATACCAGTAATTAAGATAGTGTTAATTATCCATGCTAAAAATGCATCAGGAAAAAACGCTAGCATCCACATTATTAAACTCCCACTGGTTTCGGACGACGAATCATTCCTGCAATAGTGGATGCCTGACCAGCTTTGTATTTCTTAATTTCTTTTGCACCAATCTTTGGCTCATTGGTAGAAACTGCAGCACCAGTAACATTGGCAATACCGTCTTCTTCAAGAAACTTCTTAACGATAATCTCTTCCTCAACGAGCGACACTCGATTGTCCAACATCTTCATGATGGAGTCAAACTTTTCTTGCATTAATGCTGTTGAACGATTGCCTAACTCATAGTGTTCTTTGACTAACCAGAGTGCAGCAACCAATGATTTCATTTTGTTTTCGCCACCTGGAAGTCTATTGATAATCTTTTTTACATTAAATACTAAACGATTGAGATAAGTGTATGCATCTCTTTCGTCAGATGTTTGTAAAGTATTTGCTTTACGAATACTCTTACCCTTAGCATCAATGATACCTAGTTTGAATGCTTCTGTGTCCTCAAAGTTAGTGACTAACATTTTGAGTACTCGATATGCAATTAAATTGTCTACTATACGACTCATTAAATTTTCCTAAGTGTTGATATAATTGTTTCATCCAAAACTATATCAGACAAAATAATACCATACTCTGATAACTCTGCTGGCATTCGATCGAGGTATACTAGAAATGTAACTAGTACATCCCAACATGATTTGTCAATTTTGTAGAACAGCATTCTTGTTGCCGACTCACCAAAAATATTATAAAGTACAATAATGTGATTGAGGATTAATCGCTCTCTCAGTTCATCATAGTTCTTATACCTTGATAGTAACTTCTTAAGATATAAGAACTTCTTTATGTCTTCTTCAAATTCTTGTAGGCTATGACACTGCGGATTATCGTAGTGATGCATTGCGTATACAAGAAAGTTACCTTCATTTAGTTTTTCACTAACCATATTATCTTCAAAAAAGAAAGGGAGAACAACTCTCCCTTTTACATTATGTATTTATTATGCGTCTGGCAGAACTGTATCGTCAGATGCGTCACCAGTCATTGAACCCATGGCAACTAAAGTTTCATACTGAACACGACCAGCACGACCGCCAGTACCAACAGTGCGACGAACCCAACCAGCATGAGCAGAACCACCAACAGCGCTATCACCTAGTGCAGCAGTAGCAGTTGCTTGATCAGCAGTTGCTTGAATCTCAAAGTACTGAGCACTGTTACCTGTACCAGAAATTAAAACGACTGTGAATGGTGTATATGTTAAACCAGTTGGCGTACCAGCTGTTGTAACAATAGCAACATCAGCTTCAGTGGTTAGTGTAAAACCAGTCACAGAAGAACCAGAACCAGTAATAGCAGAAACAGTATAGATAGTTCCTGTTGCATAACTAGTAATAGTACCAGTTCCACCTAGTGTTCCAGTAATTCTAATACGATCACCAACTGCTAGAGTTGTTGCAGTACAAGTAAACTCACCAGCAGTGCCAGAGATAGCAACACCAGCAAGAGCAGTACGACCAGCTGCAATTACAGCAGTAGTTGCAAGACGGAAAGTGCCTGCAGCTAAACCAAGAGAAGATACAAAGTAAGATGTTGCATTTGTGAGACCAGTGATAGCAGTACCGCCACCATGGTAATATTTAACTTCTTCAGCAGCAGTTAAACCATGAGTAGCATAATCGATTTGCTCAGTGGCGATTGTAACACTACCTGTAGGAATAACACGACGAGGTTTAGCAACAGTAACAGCTGGAGCAGTTAGATAAGCAGAACCAACATTAGTAACAGTGATAGCAGAAACTGCACCACCAGAGATAGCAGCAGTAGCTGTAGCAGTATCACCAGTGAAAGTTTGTGTAGAACTACCAGCACCAGTTAAGCTAATGGCAGTACCTGCTTGTGCATCTACCAAACTACTTGCTAACTTAAAAGTATTAGCATCAACTACTATAGCAAAATAAGCAGTGGCATTTACCAAACCAGTAATCGCAGTCGCACCAACTTGTAAGTATGTTAACTTAGTACCAGTCAATAACTTATGATTAGCAGAAGTGATAGTAGATGCAGTTGTAGAAACAGCAGTAGTTAGAATAGTCAACGATACTGGAGCAGCAATAGTAACTGATGGTACTTCTAGGTAACGAGCAGCACCAGAAGCCACTGATACAGCAGTGATATTATCACCACCTGCAACTGATTCAGTAGTATCAACACCTAATACTAGATTAGATCTACCCATTGAAAATGTATCGGCAGAGCCGTGCGCCACATACACTGGCTTTTCAGATAAAGTATATGATTCAGCAGAACAAGTAGTAACTGTGCCGTTACCATTGTTAGTACCCATAATAACTTTAGCCACAGTGTTAGATGTGATTGAAACTATTTGATATTCAACACCATTAGCAAGAAGTGCGTTACCGACCTTTGCTTGAGTTGTGAATAGTGTAGAAGAACCAGTAACTACGCCAGTATTTGCAATACTAACTGTTCCACCTGCTGTTTTAGAGTCTTTGTTGCCCCATAGTGCCATTTTGTGTCTCCTTAGATTTGGACTTTATTTATTTATTAGTTTAGAAGTGCCTGTAATCTTACGAGCACCAGATTTTGCCCCAGCTGGGCGACCACGACCACGCTTCTCAGCTGCTGGCTTTATTGGTTTTTTGTCATCATAATCATCTGCGCCTTCTGGATCAGAATAATTTGCTCCATAAGAACGACCTTGGATTTTACGACTTGGTAGATCAGCCAATTTTATTTCTGTGATGAAATCTTTGTATGAGATTTTATTAGAGATTAAGTTACCTTCGTCATCGAAAGATTCTTTAACTCTCTTTGTCTTTTTAAATGTCTCAAATTTTTCTTCATGTGGTACATCACCAGCTGTATTAATTTTGTCTACATCAACAGATTTACCCTCATTCATTTCAGAGTGCATGTAGTCAGCTGCAGTTTGAATATAGTCAGTGGCAAGAGTAATCTTAGATTGAACCCACTCAGGCATGTCAGTATCTGGCTTTAGCATTTCTTTAATCATTTCAGCACAACGTGTTAGCGTTGCCAATTGATTTAGAGCCATATCGCCTTCGTAACCATATTCTTGTTCGTCTTTGGCTTCACCCAAATCAACTTCTTCACCCATGTTAACTTTGCGTGCTCGTGCGAGATCCTGACTTTTAGCCATGGTCTGCATGCCTTGGCCAGCTAGGTTTGCTGCTTTACCAGAACCCTGTTTCTTTTCAGTAGACTTTTTCCAATCACCTTCGTATTTAAAAGATACCAGTTTACCTGATTTGTCTTTTGTAGTAGTCATATGTGCTTCACTACGCAAAGCACGACCAATTGCTTTATTGTGTGCTTGAGCAGTTTTTTGTTCTGGAGATGCATCTGGAACTGGATTGTTAAGTTTATAACGAGCACCACGAGATGCATCCATATTTTTACGCATTAAAGCATTTTGTTTATTACGCTCTTCGATTTGTTCGACTTCTTCATTAGTTGGCATACCATTGATTGGTTTGCGTGATGCTTTCAACGCTTTATTCTCTGGTGTTCCCCTGATATATTTTCTAGCTGGAACTGGAGCAACTGGTGCTTGTGGTTTACGAACTGGATCTGGAACATGATATTCGTCATCTTCACGAGGAGGTTTACGAAAACCATGACGATTATCATCGTAACCATTGCCTTCTTCTATCTCAACTTCTTCGCTAAAATGACTATAAGGAACTGTAGTCTTGGTAGATGTCTTGTTAGAAGTGAAGTGAACATCTTGAACATCACGATGAACATTTACTTTAGCACCAGTCTCATCTTTAAAAGAAGTTTTTTCACCATGTTTTAAATTTCTAATTGCTTCTTGATGCTCTGGATGTAAAGGATATGAATGACTGGCTCCATGATGAACAGTCATCACTTTACCCCCTTCATACTTCTGTGTTTTAACAGTGGCTTCTTCTAATTCTTCTTTACGAAGAAGTTTAAAGTCATGAGCATCGACTTCACCATTCTTGTTCTTGTCGATCTTATGTTGTTTACCCTTCAACGCTTCCATAAATGATTTTAATTCCATCTTATTCCCCAGTAGTTTTTAGGATGGATCTTAGCATCCAGCCATGTTTCTTATGTGCATCCAGTCTAGCTGCCACAAAATCAGCAAAACCTTGCTCTTTTGCAATAGTCAGTAGATCGAATAACTTATTTAGGCGAACGATGCTTTCGTTGTTCGCTGCAAGTAAATCAGCCAGCATTGTCTCTGGAGTTTGTCCAACATTACCTGCATCGATCGACTTATGAACATAAATCTCGTCTAGGTTTCTTGGAGCATACTCGTTCAGTGCACGGAGTTCTTCTGCAAATGTATCGACTGCACCATAGAGTTCTTCGTATAGATTACCGAAGAATTCATGTAGTTGAGGGAAGTCTTTACCTTCCACATTCCAGTGATAAGAATGTGCCTTGAAATACATCAAAAATGTATTGCTTAGACAGACTCTTGCTTCTTGTACAGTATCATCCATTTAACAGTTCCACTTTCTTAGAGCAAGTGCTTTACGACTTGGCTCGCCATTTGGTTTCTTCATTGAGCCTTCCATACCACCCATTCGGGCACAGAAAGACTTACGACGATTCGCTGCTTTGCTTCCAGCTTTTAATTTAGATGGTGGAGTAGTAACTGGTGCTTGTAGATTAGCACCCTTAGCATTATATGCATCACGACCTTTTTGAGTTAGACCACCAGTAGATGACTTGTGTCCCTTAGCATCGACTGCTGCTTCTTGAACAGTTTCTTCTTTAACACAAGATCCAGGTGCGCATGGTTTAGTTCCTGAAACTCGCTTGTACCCTTTCCAGCAATCACAAGACTCATTTAGATATTCTGCGAAAGATTTAAAAGACATTTGGTGTGCTCCCTTTAGTAACTTTACTATGAGACATTCTGTCTTTCTCTACTTTACGAACACGAGATACCAATCTTTGAGCAACACGAGAGACAACATCTTTTCTCTTTTCCATTGCTCTTTCAATTCGTTCTTTTTCGCCAACAGAAATTTTAGCAGGATCACGACCACGTAGCATTCGTTTCTTCATTAGTTTGATTGCTAATCTTCTTGCTCGTTTATTAATAGTTGTTGGGTTTGAGAATCTTTTCAGAGCAATTTTAGTCGAACGACCTCGTTTGGCAGAAGTTTTACGAAGACGCATCTTACCTCTAATGCGTTCTGCACGAGATAAAACTTCCATTAGATCATACTTTGATTCTTCTTGTAGTGGTAGAATCTCTTCACCATCGTCATCATAGACTAAAACAAGTTCATCTTCTTCATAGAGATCTTCAATGTCTCTATCAGTGACAGAGTTTATTATCTCATCAATTTCTTCTTCAGTAATATCCTCTTTGAAGAATGGATCTTTTGACATGGATGTTTCTGTACCAATTCCTGGACGTTGTTCACCACATTCACATTCATGTTTACCACAAACTGGGCAAACTGGTTTGTTTTTAGTTTCTTCATGTAGGTCTGCATGGACAGATTTATGTGGTGCTCTTTTGACATGATCTGCAAAATTTCTAGCATCACTATGTGATTTAAATTTGAAGAAAGCACCCTTATCAGAGTGTCCATCAAATTCACCATTGTGTTGCTTTGCGCCAGCCATGACATGTTCAACATCTTTATCATGTGGCTTGTCACCATAATTGCTACCGTCATCTACATGAACAATATGTTCTTCTTTAAGTTGATCATGTTTCTTTAGATCATTATCAAATTGTTTGGTAGTTGCTTTGTTGATACCTTTGAATCGTTTATCACCCTTGGCATAGTTGCCAGAGGCATCAGCTGCTTTGGCAGATGCGCCAGCAGCTGTCTTATATCTTGCTAACAGATCATTTGATAGTTCACTAATGTTTTCTTTTTCTTGTGTATGTTTAGCAGCAAGAGATTCTTTTTCTTTAGCATGTTTAAGAGTCAACTGCGCTTTCATTCTTTCTGTAGCAATAGGATCTGTTCCTTCTGTATGATATTTAATTTTCATACGACGAAGATGATGTGATCCTTTTGGGTTATCAGCAGAAACTAATGTATGACCGATTTCTCTTGGATCATATACATCTAGTTGGTGTTCCGTATCAAGATCAGATTCGCTATCTTTATCTTTATCAGATTTTGATGTTTCAGATTCTTTTACGCTGTAATTGTAGAATGTCAAGAAACCTTTAGTCTTACCAGTCGGTTTAGTGATGTCTTGTTTAGCACCAGTATCAGATGTAGATGGCTCTAACTTATCTGTGCCGTTTGGTTGTATGACTCCTTCTTTCATTTCTTTTTCTTCCTTAGGGTTAACATCTTTGATCCATTTGGAAACAAGATTACCAGATTGTTCTCTTAATAGTAAATGATTCGAACCACGCTTAACAATTGTATACAATTCTCCATTTGATACTACATTGTCGCCTTCGTTAAAAATCTCTCCACGAAAATATTGTTCACGAAGTTTATCTTTAACTAAAATTAAGTTTTCTTTGACTGGATCTAAACCCAATCCATGACGAACATCGTTCATTAGACGACGACCATCAAGTTCACGAATGTTGCTTGGTAACTTCTTTTTAAATTGTTCGTACAATCCTTTAGTTGCTAGTTGCTTCATTTTAGCAAAGTTGGCATCAGGATTCTTTTCCGTGATTGGAATAATTTGAATGGAGGTATTTTCTTTAACAAGTTTCTTTAGTTTATCAACTTGTTCGCTTCCAGTAACTATTACAATTTTCTTGTATTTCTTACCTAGTTCTTCGAGGAGATTGTTAATCTTGGACTCGTTCACAGACTTGAACTTAGTCTTGGGGAACATTAACTTTAAGTATTGTTCCTTCTTCTCTTCTTGAATTAGGCTATCTTTAGTGGATGCGTAGATGACGTGATCAGTATTCTTTTGCTCTGACAGTCTATTGACAGTTTTTACCAACAACTCATGTGCTGTAGTTGGAGGATCAAAATCTCCGAATGCACAGACTAGTGTAGTCGAGGGTAATTCTTTTATTAGTTGTCTATAATCTTTCATACGATCCATCTATAAAGTAGTACATACTTATTTAGGAGTTTGTATCCTTACATAGCGGATAGTAAAGCCGATGCTGCAGAAACGATCCAACGACAGGCGATCTCGTCTGATGCCAGTTCTTGTTGGGCACGAATATCAGCGATCTCTTGCAGAAGGAATGCATACTCTTCAGAGGTTAGTTGTCCTGCAGCATAGTTCTCATGGATAACTAAAAGTTCGTTTGCCAATGATGCTGCTGGACCACCTAGTCCAGCTTGCTCTCTTAAATCGTTGAGGATACTCATTTTCTTCCTTTCCAAGCATCGATGGTTACATCAACTCTTGTTCTATTAAGTTTAACAATACTTTCGCAGAATGTATTACTCTTGCTGTCTTTTGCTTTCTTTAATGCTTCTTCCATCTTTCCGAATGACTCAGATTGAGGATCACCTCTTTCGGAAGAGTAAACCTTCAAAGTTTCTACTTTGTCTAGAACTGATTGCCAGTTGGACTTATCTTCACAGCTAATCTTACTTAGTCCTACTTTAACATCTATCACATGACCAAACATGACTGGGTCATGTGGCTTAGGAAAGATTATGGCACAGCCAGAAAGAACTACTAATGATAGTACTAGGATTAATCTTTTCATTGCATAGCCTTTCTAAGATCGTTATATAAAGCATCTTTGTGTTCTGGTTTCATCTGGCTGGATAGGTGAGAATGAAATTCTTCTTTCTTACCTGCAGATGCTAATGCTCTTAGTTTAGTTCCAGAGACACCCTCAACACCCGTAGCGTTTTCATCTCGTTTACCAGCATTCTCAAAAGAAATATCTTTGAAGTTATAGTAACCATGAGCACCCTTAACTCCATTATACTTCTTGAGTAAGTCTGACATTGGTCTACGATCTTCACCACCAGCAAAGTGTAGATGAGTCACACCTTGATCATGAAGTGCTGCTGCTTGATGTAGAAGAGTTGGTTTAGTTTTATCAGCAACTGTTATATTAGTTCCAGGAAATGCATTCTTGGCATGTTTTAGTTTTTGCTCAGGAGAAAGAGGATTCTTACCTTTCTTCTTATCAGCTGGAGTAGTATCTTGAGAACCAGATAGAACTAGAGTATGACCACCACTAAATTTCTTGGCAGTATCATGCATGTGTTGAACTAGTTTTTCATGACCAGCAGTTGGTGGATTCATACGACCAAATGCAAGTGTGTGGTGATTTTCAGAAGCATTAGTATTACCTGCCTGAGCACCACGAGACTTCAATAAGTTTTGTTTGGCAAACTCTGCACGATTGATTAATTTGGTTGGCTCTGTCACACCATTGTGAGTGTGATTGTATACAAACCCTTCTGGCTTGGAAGCAACACCACCAATAGAATGATCATATCCACCTTCGTTTGATTCAAGACTACTGACCAATTCATTCTTGGCATTGGCAAGATGACCATGCATCTTTAGTAGATTGTCATAGTGTTCTTTGTTCTTATCAATGTGTGCCAACTGAGCACCAGCATCATTCATAATCTCTTGCTTCTTGGCAGGAGTTTTAATCTTTTCAAACTTCCTCTTTAACTGTCCCGACACATGGTCTTTGAATCCATCACTGGTAGGAGTCTCACCTGTGCGAATTGTTTCATTGATATAAGTTGCTAGATGTCCTGATTCACCACTGTGCTCTGGGTGAATTGCGTCATACATCTTGGCACCATGAGTCTCATGAATAGTCTTGGCTTTGGATAATTCACTAAGCACTTTCTGTTGAGATTGTTCAGAGTATTGTGCACCTCCAGCATCGTAGCTGGCAGTATGATGATAGATGTCTGGATGAGAACCAAAGTCTCCTTCAGAAACATTGCCAGTGGCACGCATGTTGCTTAGGTTAGTACCTTCGTATTTGGTATGAGTAACTAAACCAAATTTAGATTTGTTAATTGCTGCAGCCTTGTCACCCTTTGCACCATAAGTGATAGTGTTTGGTGTGAAAGAAGTTTTGTCTCCTTCTTTCTTAAGATCAGGTTTAGTGAACATCACATCACCTTGGAATACACCTTTCTTTGGTGCAATCTTTGGAGCATGTTCTAATGCTGCTTTAAGTTTTTCTACAAGACCTGGAGCATGACCATGATTTCTCTCGATATCTTCAGGAGTGTAATTTAATTTTGGATTTTTATTAAACGCAGACTTTGACGCTACAAAGAATTTGCCAGTTTCTGGATGATGTCCATAAACCAAAGATGGTGAACCATCATACTTCATGGTCAGTTTGTTGGAGTTCATACCTTGTTTGGTATGAAAGTGTGCACCATGTAAGGCATCATACGCATGTTGGAATCCATCTGCTCCATGGAACAGTGGACGATCCTCAGCATGAGTGATGTGTTTAAGTTTTGCACCTTCTTCGGTCGGTGCACCTTCAGTCAAAAAGTCTTTAAATCCTAGCATCATATTACTATTATACTCCAAGTTGCAATTAGTGTCAACAATAACCCTACAGAATTGAGGGGATTATTGTAGTTTGAATGTGCCATTTGCACCCTTGTGAGCACCAGAGGATGCTTTAATCGTATAGCGAGCAGCAACAACTGGCTTGCCAGTTTTAGCATGAATACCTTTAATAGTAACCCCTATTCCTTTTCCTGGAACTACATGCAAAGAGTCTGGTTTAAATTGCGACAAGTGTTCATCGGCTAAACTGTGCATTGGCTTAATAACAGATTCTGCTTCTCCGCTATCCTTAACTTTACTGTGCACAACTGTATGCTCAATGTGAGTATTCGGTGATACATTCTGACGAATAATATTTGCCAAATCTTCTGGCTTATGTTTTGCCATACCTGCAGCAAACGATTGAGCCATCTGAGTTCTTGCAGCGAGGTCAGAAGCACGAGCAGTTTGTGCTCTTTGACTTGCTTGTTGACGAAATGCTTCTTGTTTCTTTTCTGGTAGTGCATCATGTGCTTGGATAAATTTGTCCAAGTGTTCATGCATGATTTTCTTTTTACCAGAGAGTTTCTTACCTGCTTGAATATCAGCAAGACCCTCAGCATGTTTCTGACGAATGTCGTTGATAGGCATTTCGTCAATCTTAGTTTGAATGTTTCTTTGATCAGCTGAACCATTATGACCCAGTTTTTCCATAGCATCAGTGTGATGCTGCATTGGTGCAGTGAGTGAACCTGCAGATAGTTTAGCAGTTTTCTCTAATGCAGCAAGTCCTGGATTACGATAGTTCGGTTCCTGTGAACCATACTTGGCAGAAATGCCATGATGTCCAATTGGCTTACCTTCTTTATTGTGTAGCGTAACAATCAGGTCAGCGTTAGAGTTTACATCTTTAACACCAGTAGTCTTCTCATGGTCGCCAGCAACATTTGTTTTGTCAGCGTTAGATGTCCAGTGAACATTGCCGATGTGAGCATGATCACCAGTATGTCCTTTGTCCTGAAGATGTTTTTTAAATGCTTCTGCAGATTGTTTAGCATGGCGATCAATCTCAGCATAAGCAGCAGGTGGGATTTTTTGCTGTAGTTTGCTGTGTACTTGTTCTGGAGTACCAGCATGGTCTTCATTGTCAGAGAATGAACGATGATGTTCTGGAAGTTTGATTGCAGGATGTAAATGTTTTGCTAAAAGCAACTCATGGAGTTTACCTTTATCATCTGAATCTACAGCTGATGACTCTGCTTCTAGAAGAAAGTCTTCTTTAAGGAATGATTTGAAATTTAACATATTTTTACCAAAATCCATATAATTATTTTTTCTTCGGTTCTTTAATCATAGTTAAACCGATACGATTACCAACTGGGTTTGGTGTGCTAGATGGCGAACCAAACTGAAACTTAGCATCAGAGAAACCCTTTACAGTATATACACAAGATGTGGGTTTATTCTTTGGCATAATGTCCAAGTAAATCTGAGTAACAGTCATACCATTTGCAGCTTTAGAAAGAAGTTTTGTTGCTTCATTTTCTTCTTTATTTAACCAAGAAATAAGGTTGGCTGTAATCGGATAATGTAATAACCCCCACCTCTTATCTCTATGTGGTTTACCTCCAGGTAGATTATATGGAGATAAGTTGATTGCTCGTTTCACTGAGGTTTCGTCTTTAAGTTCAAAACCAAGTTGTTTAGCAGCATTTAAGAATGGTTTAAAATAATTCTTAACACAGTCTGGATACATACCACAATTAGACATTGCTTTATCTAAATGTTCTGCAGTTGGAATACCAGAACTATATCCAGTTTTTAATTTAGGATTCTTTAACACTTCGAGTAGTTGTTCATAAGCAGGGATCTCATTGCCCAAAATATCAGCTGCAATTAATGGACCTTTAAATAAATCAGTTCCTGTTGAACCACCCTTTTCATTTTTCTCTTCAATACCAATGGCTAGAATAACTTCTGCAGCCTTTTTAGGTTTACCCTTTAGTGTTTTCATTTTACGAATGAGTGGCGTAACTGCAGTAATAGAAGGTTTACCACCAGCACCAGCTTTAGCAGAGAACGGATGTTCAAACCCATCCTCATCAATTAAGATATAGTCAATAAGTTTTTCGTTAGCAATAACAGGGAATTTAACTTTAACATATGGTGTACCTGTATACTTTAACATGTATAAAGCACCAGAAACTTCACCAAAGTCTGAAACTATAATACCAACTTCCTTTAATGTTACCCAAGAATCAAAAGATATGTTAAAAGATTTTAGCCCTTTGTTGGATTGTTTCATAATATCGTCACAAATGGTGTGCACACCTTTGGAAATTTTACCGCCAGCATGCATACTCTTAAGAGTTGTGTTAACTTTTCTTAGAAGTGTTGCTGCATCAACTGGAGTCATATTGAGCCCAAATTGATTAGGTGTTAACTGTTTCTTAGCGAGTACTATTTGTTTTGCCATAATAATCCTATTAGATTATTATTTAGGATGACGAGACGCTCGAATAGTTCGCTGGTATTTACGATCCCACTTAGCTATCTGCTGCATTAACTTAGGAATTGCAGCGTTATTACGATAGTCATAATTGAATGCTTTAAGGATGTAGTTGAGAGTGGATGAATCCTTAGAGTGCTTGGCTCTGTTGATTAGTTCTTCTGTGGTGATGGTTGGTCTGTAGACTTTGAAATCAAGTAACACACAGTGGGCATATGCCTGAATTTCATCGAACTCAGAGAGATATCTTCTCTCAATGTTCTTCTTTTCATGTTTTACTTTCTTGTAAGGAACGATGTAGTTTGACGACTCGTCTCCTCGTCTATCGAACTGCATAAAGTGTATCAACTCATGCATTTGAGTCTGCATTATACGATACTTAAACTTGCTCCATGTTTCATATGTGAATAGAAACTCATCAAATTCAGTTGTGTATATCTGGATACAACACTGTCTTTCATCTGGTGAATATTCGCCACCAATGGCAACATAGGTGTTGTACATCTTGGCTTTTGATTTTTGTGGAAAGAACTCGACCTTAGTTCTCCACTTTTTGAAGTAGTTTGAAAGACCCTTACTATCATTGCAATAGTTGTCTAGGTCTTGCCATACTTTTGAAGGTATAAATTTTGCTCTGAATGGACGCTCATGGAAGTTGAGCAGATCCATCCAATCGTAATTAGCGTTTTCTAGGAATTCAAAATTGCATGGCATTTCACATCCCAGAAAGGCATTTTACATCTTGAGATTATCCTCCAAGAATGCGAGTACCTTTCCCTGCTCCTCTAAGTTAGTGTTACTAAACTCGGTAATATAAGGCATCAGTTCAAAGTTTGATAGTAGATTACTATATTTAGTCGCACGACCTTTTAGGAAAGTTGCAGATTGATCAGACCCTCGTTCTGCATACCTTTCTTTTAACATATTATCTGGAACTTTAAGGTGAACTACTTGAAGATCCGTATTAGAAAGTCCCATCGCAAACTCTAAGAAAGACTGATTGAAGATTCGATCTCCCTCAAATAGAATATTGGAGGAAGTTTCAGTAACAAACTGCTGTGCCACTGGTTGAACAGCCATACTTAGACGATCTGTACCAGCAAAAGTTTCTCCATCTTCATATTTACCTAGAATGTATAGATCTAGTTCTTTACAATAAAGAGCAGGAAGCATCTTTTTTGGTTCAACTGTTTCCCATTGATACTTCTCCATAAATTTACGGAATAGACTGGTCTTACCAGTTCCAGGTTGTCCACCAACAGCAATTAGTTTGCGCACCTTTGGTTGTGCACGAATGATCTGAATAGAGATCTGGTCTGCTAATCCTACTCTTTCGTTAAGCATTTCTCACTCCTTGTATTAAGTTCTTTAATTCATCTTCAGTAAACACCCATACTCTTCCAAGAAAGTGATGAGTGTCACTATCTACATTATGTTTCTTAGTAAATGTAGTTTTCTTAATTATATCTCTTGCAAGATTCTTAGACAAGTTTTCTTTAATCTCATCTACATAGGTTGGAACAGTTTCTTTTAGTCTGGCTAACTCAAACTCTGCTACCTTATGTTCAACTGTAATCTTATTTAACGAATGAGTATCAAGAAAGTCTTCCATATCGAATCCATTAAAGATCAAGGTTGCATTACCTGTTATACCGCTAATAGTGTTGTAGCAGGATCCTGCTCCAACTGCAATATTTTGCGTTCCACCATAAGTAGCAGGACTCCATCCATCAGCACTAATTACTGTTGTCATATAAAACTCTCCAATCCATTTAATATAGGTTCTTCATCATCAAACATCCAATCTATATTCTGCATTCCACCAGTGCTAAGGAAGGATGTAAATTTCTCTTTATCAATACCATGTCTATGATCTAATCTCAAGTCAATCGTTTCTTCTCTTGACTGCCATAGAACATTCCAATCAATACCATACCAACCATCTTTCTCACACTGCATAATTTCTTCTGCTTGTCGGTCGAGATAGTAGCCAAGATACCTTCCATGACTCTTTCTGAAGATCTTCTTAAAAGAACACAGGCAGGTTTCCATGGTAAAGTAATCTATTTGCGAATTCAGTTCTGGGAATCTTTGTTTCGTTTCACTGAGAATTTCTCTCGCTTGTGCTTCCAAATTTGAATAATCGACTCCAGTGAGTTTTCTATCCATATCGTTATCCTTCCCAATGGCGAGAAGTAATCCATTACGATGAGAGCGAGAGCCATCATAATCATCAAGCATGAGGCTAGTAGGAGTGATATAGACACCAGCAGTATGCTTAAGATGCTGAAGATAAAACCAAGTGGAATAACGACCAAACTTATGCAAC